GATCTTATCCAAGCAGTAAAGCGGTATGCTCAGGCTTGATATTGGCTGTACCCCATGCCAATGCCACCTCGTACCGTACCTTACGATAGCCCTTATACATGGCGAACTCGAATGACAGTCCGGAGCGCGGGTCAGTCACTACCATAACGTCAGTAGCAAGATCACCCTCGGCAGGCCGTGCAGGAGCGCGAGCAGCAAGCACAATCGCAGAGCGGTTGAATGCCATATTGCGAGCGGCGGCAGCAACAACAGTGATAGCGGTGTTGTCTGCGAGTGCAACACGTAAGCCCGGTTCAGCGATAGTAACCACGTTGGCAGCCAATGCGGTCGCAACGACATACTTATTCGTGTCCCCTGCAAAAGTGATTACATCACCAGCAAGGATAGTGCCAGCGCCGGTATCAACTGTGATTGCAGTGTCACCGACTGCATAACCAGCCACGTTGTTGACCAGATAACCTGCGCCTGTACCAGCGGTACTTGTGTTAATCTGCGCAGACTGACGCAGATCAAGGCCAGCCAAAGGCAGCAAGATACCCTGACGCTGGATTGCATCTGAGCCAGTTACGTTTGCCTGCGCTTGTTTGCCCTGAATGGTAGCGCCTGCGGTTGTGTTCATCACCAGATGGTTGTCAAACTCAGGAGCGCCATTATCCACCAGAATTTTCTTAGTGAATGATGCGTCCGTGAAATCACCAGCGGTGGCGAATGGAGTCGTTCCTGCCGTGCCATAAGCACGAGAGGTGGTTGTATGCAAAGCGGCCAGATCAGATTCGACATCGTTTACCAAACGGCGGATACGCTGTGCAATCTTGTTAGCCCGGACGTTCATATAACCAGCGCCGGCGTCCAAACCTTTCTGATGCTCGCCAATGAAGCCGAACTCATAAGCTTTGGAATTGGTGATAACAATATCAGTATAGCCGGAAGTTTCTCCGGTTGGTTCCGGAACGGTCATGGCCGGAGTAATTGTAACGCCAGCCGGTGCGGAAGGCTCAACGTCAACACGAATATTCTGATTCAATGCGGCGGTTTCTGCGCTCGCATCCATGGTAACTGCCGGAATCATGCCGGTCAGCTCACGAGAGACAACATCAAGTGCCTCATAAATATCAGGGACTAACCCTGTAATGGTATTCTCTGCCATTTTATTCTCCTAGAATTGGAATGATGCGGGGAACGTATCCCCAATGGCATCACGCCAAAGCTAGGAAAAGATATAATGCCGCTTTCGCATATCGGCAGCCTCAGACTAGAGGCAGGCTAGCAGATTACGCTTGCAAGGCGCGGGGACGCATCACGCATCCCACAAAACCGCACCATACGCTTGCACTTTCAGATTGTCAATCCCTGACACTTCCATGCCCATTGACGCGGATATGCTCCATGCGAGCCGCCGGAGCAAGTGCATCAAACTGAGCGCGAGTGATAACCTTTCCAGATGTACCCTGCCTGCCGCCGGTTGAACCTGTGCCACCGACACCAGCCTTTACATATTGTGGCCGGTCATCAAGCCATGATTTCACAAATTCGCCAATTGATACGCGCTTGCCATCCTTAACCATTGCAGAATCACCATCACGAACAAAAGCACCGCTGTCATCAAGGCCAACCTTATCACGAAGCAATATCGCAAGTTCATCTGGGGAATGAGCGTTATGCTTTGACAGCGCTGAAATTAATGAGCCGTCGATCTGCTCCTTTTCACGCAACTTTGTAACAGATGCAAGTTGTTCATCTTTCTGAGATATGATTGTTTTCAGTTCAGCCGTCTTGGATTCGAGCAATGATTCAAAGTCGCCCTCAGCCTTTAGCCGCGCTTCCTCTGCTTCACGCTTAGCCTTTAGCGCTTCCTCATACTCAGTCGGGTCAATACCGTCAAAGCGGGACAACTGCTCTTTCGCTGCCTTCAATGCTGTGCGCCTCTCAGCCGCTTCTGCATTTACGCGTTTCAACTGTTCCTGTAGTTCCTCTACTGTTGGTTCATCTGCCATTATTCTCTCCTAGGGGCATCGCGCCCGTGCTTTTCCGAATCACTCGGAATCTATTTAATAGACCGCTTGTCTAGTGCCGTGGTTGGGATGGAATCCATATTCCACATTTGCAGCCTTGCGTACTTCTATAGCCTTGTTTCTATCTTTATAATGGCCTAAATGTATCTTCTCACCATTAACACGAATCTCAGCCGCCCAACACTTTCTATCTTTCCTCCACCATACGCCAAGGCATCCTGATTTATTTCGCGCCTGCATTGAAAGGTTCCTGCCATTCAATTTGTTGTCTGCGAGCCTAAGATTAGACCATCTGTTATCAGATCTGTTGCCGTTTATGTGGTCAACTGACTTTGGAGGGAATTCTCCAGTCATATACAGAAAGGCGAGGCGGTGCAATCGGTACGCCCTGCCCCTAATGAACACTCCTACATATCCGTTTTCTTGAAGACATCCTGCTACGTCGCCAGCTTTTATTGAATACTGAGGCGAGTATCTGTATGTAAATATCCCTGTATCGGGATTATAATTAAGTAAATTCTTGACATATTCTTGATCAATATCTTTTTGTCGTCTCATTACATTTTCTCCATTCGCGTTTTTCCATCCGGTGTACGGGGGTAGTGCTTGCTACCCCCTATCCGCGAATGGATACCGTTATTATGCATCATTTATGGTCATTTTCCAACGACTATGCGCCAGTGGTGCTGACAATTATACCCAGCTCTCACCACAAAAGGGTCACCGGGAGCTTTGCCCTGCCAAGACTGCCCTGCCCATGCTTCAATCTCCTCGCGGGTGAATACACGATTTACATGGTCTTTACACCACTGTCGCGAATCCCTGACAAGTGAGCCTTTATAGATAAACCTGTCCAGCCCGTTATTGTCAGCTATACGCATTGTCACAACAGAGTCCATGTTCATATATGCGTCCTGTGCAAGTGTCTTCGCATGGTTGGCTAATGGCTTGCCGCGTTTCGTGGTCTTGCCGATTACACCTTGGCGGATAATCTCAACCATATCAGCTTTGTTGCCACCGGCTGCAACTGATAGATATAGTTGCTCTGAAATCCTGCCTGACAAGTCTATGCCAGCGCTGATAAGTTGTTGCCTTGTACCGGACACCATCGCGTCTATCAGGTCAGCGTCAGCTTGCGTAAACGCGACCGGAATACCCAAGGCAGCCGCCTCAGCCGCAGCATTGCGTGCCGCCTCGATATAGGTATCCGTTACTTGTGTGACAGCATCGTTATATGGCTGCATTGCCTTGGCAATCTCAATGCGGGTATCCAACGCCTGCTGTAATGATATGGAATCGGACAGGAACCGGCCATTGCCATCATCTGCAAGCCTTGCAACCAATGATGCTATGTTGCTATTCACCTGCTCTAAAGCAGCGTCTAGTATCCGCTCATTCGCTGATACGGCATCTTCAATGCTCATTCATCGGCCTTTTTCTTCCTGAATATCTTGTCGTAGTTCTCACGTGCTTTGTCGGAGTATGGTTTCTGGTATTCGCTCATTTTATCGCCTCCTTCACGTTTTCAGCAACCATGCGCTTTATCTTTCTGCCTTCATCCCGCGTCAGCCCAAAGAAGGGACGCGGTGGCACGTTATGTTTTGGGTTACCAAAGTGTAAGCCATGGGCTTTGAGATTCTCCTCCGCCTTACGGAAGAATAGAATCACCTTACCCTTTCTGGCCCTGTGAGTAATGGAAGATAACAGGTTGCCAGTAAACGATAGATTTACACGCGCCTGCCTGCCTGCCTTCGCCCTCTTTTTCAGATAGCCCTTTGAGTACCGTGCAAACCGCTTGCCCTTAGCTCCTGTGGAATCACGGCCTTTCAGCGTGCGATCAACAACAAGCAACGATGCCCTTGCGCCTATCTTAGTCATATGCTTTGCATCACCGCCGACTGATTTCTCCAATCGTTTCAGCTTGGCGTTAAGCTCCTTAAAGCCCCGTGTTCTGATTGCCATTGCCATCCACGTTTAGAAGGTCAATCGTGCTTGCGCCTTCCAGCTCTTTCCTGATTTCGTCCATTGTCTCCTGAGTCGGGTCATTAAGATACCTGTTCACGATTTCCATGGACTTTTCGACACTGAACACCTTTGACTTAATCAATGTGTTAGCTTTGATTGCAGTGTCTATGTCGCCCTGCATATCACGTACACCGAATGAATCAGGGTAATCAATCACGGCTCCGGTCTCCCCATTGCCTCCCATCCACATATCGAATAAACGGAGACAACGCATTTCAGCGTCCTGCATCATTTCAGCCTTTTCAGTCAACAAAGCATTAAGCTGCTGGAACTTAATCTCTAACGATACGCCACTCTGTGCTGAACGAATTGCATCACCGCCAAGCTTTGCCATCTTCTCAATGCCATTAACAACGACTTCACGCTGTTTCAGTGAGCTATCAATGGATGACAGATTAGGCTCTAGCCATGATGCCTTTGCTTGTGGGTTGTCTGGGTCAAACTCGAAAACGGTTGACAGAGATATGATGACAGTTTCTTTGCTTC